TGAACTTGAACAAGATCTTAAGAACATGAATGGTATTGATATCGATACTGAATTAACAAACGCTATGTCGTATGAAATTCAGGGAGCATTTCCAAAATAGCGCAAACACGAGGTGTTGCAACAATAAAGTTTGCAGCCCCTCTACGATTCCTAACAGCAATACGATTTGACTCGACGATCAACTTTGCATATAAGTCACGGTTACGCTCAGCCAACCACCGTGCATCTGCACTCTGTGGTGTCCAAGTACTATAACCTTGACCATGCCCAGCGTTTAAGCCAACTTGAACCATTCTCATGATCATTTCACGGTCGATTTCGGCCTGAATTTCATACGACATAGCGTTTGTTAATTCAGTATCGATATCAATACCATTCATGTTCTTAAGATCTTGTTCAAGTTCAACACTCCAACGAGCAGCAAGACGACGTGTACCGGCCTCAACAGCGGTTTTCTCAAAAGAGACAACCATCTGTGGGATTTGACTCGTCAGCTCGAACTCTGACAACAGCTTCGCGACACCTTGGTCGGCAGAAGCCATGTGAAACGCTGTGCTAGAGTCTGTTACCCCGTCATTAAGATGACCGCTGGGTAATGTTCCTCCACCAGAAAGCTCGGATGCACTTGTACCAGTAAATCTAGAATCTAGATTTTGATAACCTACCTCATTGCCGTGTGCGTTGTTGTCTCCGATTTGCGTGTTCGCAGCTAAAGAACCATCTAAACCTTTATCGTTGGTTGAACCAAGCGCGGTTTGATCGTATTTGTAGCGTAAAGCAAATGCTAATCCAACAGGACCACTCATGGGCTGAACTCCAACAATTTCATTGGTGATCAACTCAGGAAATGTACGACGAATCATGGGTATAAGTATCTTTGGTAGACGTGCGTCACCGGAAGCGTAATTATCACCGCTGCTGAAACCACCAGTAGGTTGATGAGATCCAAACACTCCGCCAGAAGCGGCTTGGTTGTTTTCATGCAAGCACCACTGCTCTTGATTCTCAAGCAATATTGCAGTATTTAAACGCTTATGATCATCTTCAATTGCACCGACATTATCAGAACTATAATCAAGTACCGGAGACCATTTCTCCAAAAGTACAGATGCTCTGTCTTTGTCAATATATGAATTTGATGCTCTAATAGAACTATCCATTGTTATTCATTTCTTGTTTACTCAGGTTATTTAACCTCATTACTTTATATCAATACTAATATTTGCCTAATTCAGACATATATGTATTAAAAAATCCTTTTTGTTTTGGTGCACCAGCATTGTCACTGGTTACAATATCAATATCTGAAGACTCTTCTAAGACCTCTTCAGTTTTAGTGTTAACTTGTTCTTGTACTAACTCTTTTGTCTGTTCAATTGTTGCTCGATCGACATTTGAACGAGATTGTTTAGCTTGCTTTTCAAATTCAATTAATCTCTCTTCTTCAGTTTTTTCTAAAAGTTTCAGAGTATAGTCAAAGTTTTCTGTTATAAATTCTGGTGTCTTTTCTGATAAGACTTTGAACAAGTAATCTCTTTTAACATCTGGTAAGTCTTTTGTCATCTGTTCTAATAACATTTTAGATTTAGCTTTAGTTAGCTCGCTCTGTAATGCTGTATTTTGTTCGACTAATTCTTGTGCAGTTGATGTACTCTCATCAATACGTTTCTTACCATCTAGAACTGCATCACGAATTGACTCAGTAACCATTGCTTGGTCAACTGCTAATGATTTTCTCATCTCACCTAATGTTCTAGATGCATGAGTATTTTTCATAGCTTGTTCTATATGACTGGTTGGTATCGCTTCTTCTAAGTATACATCTAAATAATTACTAACTCGGTCAACAAGACCATCTTTAAATTCTGTTGCTTCATTGTTGAGTACTTTATTATATTTCGAAGCGACATCTTTTAGCTTTTGAGTGTGGTTAGCTGTGATTGACTCAACAATACGTTCTAATTTCTTAGTATGATCTGAGTCGATTGATTCTAATAACTTCTCAAGCTTACCAGCATGGTCTTCATCCTGCTCTATTAATGCCTTCTCAACATGTATATTAACCTTCTCGGTTACCGCGTCATTGAAACTCTCTTCGATAACATCTAATGTATCTTCTGTGAGAAGATCATTAGTGGCTTGCTTGAGAGCATCTTTCATAGATGCTGGTGATTCAGCAACCTCTGCTGTTTCCGGTGTTGTAGTTTTTGTATCACTCATAGTGTAAATTGTTTAAATTTGTTCATACGATTTAAGATTTTTTGCTGTACTGCTTCTTCCAGATACTTATTCGCTTCTGCATACTTTTCTTCAGTTAATGCCTTGATAAAACTTATTATACATTGTTTTTCGTTATTCATACGCGTATACTTATATATTTTAGGTCTCCATTTTATTGTTTTTGTTTAACTTTATTAATAAAAGTTACAATTTGATCTCTAAGATAAACCTCAACGTCTCTGCGAGGTAGATCATGTAAGCTGTTCTCAAATGCATCATACAGCTCACAGAATGAACCATCATTGTTACATACCCACTTTTTGCTCTCCAGTATACCATTAACAAAAGCTTTTGGATAACTTGGATCAGCTACACAATCAATAGCAATTAATCTCATATCTTTAACTTTATGCTTATCTTTGCCTATCTCATCTAGTTTACCAAGAGATCTTGTAGACATACCTAATGAACAACCATCTCTTATGAGTGATTGAACAATAAGACCTGTAGGAGTTGATAATACTTTTGACTTACCCATGAATACATTACCTTCTTGTTTTAAAGATATAACTCTATGGCACGCTCTTTCAAGATCAACCTCAGCACTAGTTGGGTGGTTTAACTCTCCCATTGCTCTATTTTTCTTAACCATCTCTGTTACATATCTATCCGCTTCTCTTTTGAGTTCAGCGACTGGATACACTCGATTATTCTTATTCTCTGTATTTGCAACCATATACGGTCCAGAGATATACATATCTCTCTCCGAACCAGGTTTGGAGCTATTTTCTTCAATTATAAATTCAAATGCCTCAACATCTGGTTTCTCTACTAATAAGTTATATTTACTTGTTGCCATTACTATTAATTATATTAAGGTTACTTATTGTTCAACGTATGAATAAATTATGTTCTGTGAGTATTTGAAATTTATAACCTTTTTTCTTACACCATTTCTCTGCCGCTTCCCATTTTGCTTTATTTCTTATGTAAGTCATGTTCTCATAGAGAATGGTGCTATTTTTTTTATTTCCGTGAGTTTTTGGTTTCTGAGTTTGTTTCTGTGGTTTTATCTCGATCAGATATTTACTTGTTATACCACCTTCATTTATCTGTACAAATAGATCGACAAAGTATCGGTGCACTCTCTTATCTAACGGACATATATAAGGAACTATAACAGACTCACTTGACCACTTCTCAACATGAATATTCTTATCACACCATTTAAAGAACTTTAGTTCCCAACTACTTAAATATCTAGGATTTTTTGCACCGGCATATTTATCTTGGTTTACAGGTTTGTATATACCTTGTTTATATTGTTGGTATTTCTTTTTATGTCTCCGGTTCATCAACCTACGAAGAACTGTGGTGGTGCTGCATCACCTAGACCTGGATCATTTTGATACAATCTTTCTTCTAATTGTTGTTTCTCAGTATTACCCTCTGCAAGTATATCCTGAAAATTTGGAGTACCACCACCGAATAAAGCTGTACCAGCATATTTACCTCGTATTCTACCTAAATTTATCTTTGTCAGTGCTAGAGCATATTGATAAATCCATGGTTCTTTTATTAAATCTCTAATCGGTTTCTCAACATATGCACCTACAACACCATAGAATTGTGATTTATCACCTTTTTGAGGATCTGGTGTTAAATATAACCTCTGTGTTCGTTCATCAAATTTATAATAGTGCTCTTGAGCTAATAATTTCTTTCTAGTATCTAACCAATTCTTGAGTGTATACCAGCTAACTAAATCAAAACCATACTTTCCCATCGCATAACTAAAATATGTTTGTTGTGCCATCGTCTGTTCAATAGTGAATAGTGTATTAACACCAGTGGTACTACCTTCTTCAAATGCAAAAACGTCAATAACTTTCCGATATGAATCCAAATCATAATCAAACTTCAAATTCACCTCAACTCCCTCTTCTGGTGGATCATCATCAACGACACCAGATGTAGGTACAGTTACTGTACCACTCAAGTGTGGGGTCATGGACATTAATTTATCTATCTGTATACCCATACCTTTCTCATATAAACCACTATTAAATACTAGATATTCTTCTGTGTAACCAGCGAACTTAGTAAACATCTCACAACCAATAGCTATATTATCAAGTACTTGATTAGCATGTACTTCAACATTTACTTGAGGGTAACCTAACGTCATAGCTATTCGCTCAGCTAACTTATCCATACAATTTATTTTATGATTTAAATTTGTACTAAAAAAACCACTGAGTGGTTCTGCAGAAACAGAATTTGTAATATTAGATCCTATATCTCGAGATGTCATTATATGTATTTATTCAAATACAGTGTCATCTTTTACCGAGGTAGATACCATTCCGGTAACATAGAGTCTTCACCAGAAGGTAGATCAGTGGGGCCTGCATCACTAGGCTCACTACCTGTCATATCTCCACCTCCAGTACCGAAATCTGGTGGGTCTGCAGATCCACCTCCGCTTAGATCCGCACCACCAGCTGATCCACTACCACCAAAATCTTGACCAGCAGCTGGTTCTTGAGCTTGTTGTTCTAGTAAATCTCGCCAATTAGGTCCATAAGATTCAATCTGTGCTAGTTCCCAGGATAACTTCTTATCCATCCTTAACCACTCTCTATTTCTTTTAATTTCTATATCAGACCAGTCTAAATATTTCTTCATACAATAAGTCTGAGAAACTCCTTCAGCTGCAGCCATATTAGAGAAGTTGTTGGATTTGAGATCAAATATTTGTTGTTCACGTAGAGCAAAAAAGCTTGATGGTGGATTGAATTTAACATCAAAATGATTTTCCTTTAAACTGTATTGATCCCATAAGCCCTTAAGTTTTAAATGTGTTATATACATCTGCTTAACTCCATGGGCGAACCGTTGCTGTAACCGAATTATGAAGCGCGCGAATTTCAATTCTTCTCTAAGCATGTTTGGCCCATCATCATAAGATGAGCTTTCATCTAGTCGGTTTGTCGGGACACGTAGAGCTTTGTATAGTTTTTTGACGAAATATGTAAGATCCTCGATGTTATCGAATGATGATCCACGCTGTAATGTATCAACTTTCGAACCTTCACTACCTTGTCTTTTTGCAAACCAGAAACTATCTAACATAGATTGTGGATCAAAAGCATTAACTGTACCACCTTGTGCATTATCATATGTCTTACGTGACCAATAATTGTGCATTAGTTTCTTGAGATATGCTTCTGCTTTAGGTGGTGATAAATTACCTACATCGACATTGAATACTAACCGCTCTGGGCTTCGAACCAATCGATGTACAACTACTGCATCTTCCATCAAAGACAACTGCCGATAAGATCGTCGACAGTTCTCAATAAATGGTATTCTCATTGTCTTGTCTTCATTCCATATACCACTATGAAAGTATGTTAATTGATTTTTATCAAATGGTATATAATCATATTTCTCAACTGTATTTGTTTTTGGATTGATTATAGGTCTACGTAAGAGATATCCTTTGATTAACATATTCTGAACATTATCGTATATTGGATCTATTAATTCTGATGGTACATCTACAATACCCAGCACTCCAGCTTCAGGGTGATCTTCATGTACAATATGTTCAAAAAACAACTCACCATCGACTAACAAGTGTCTAAAATATTCCCACCCTCTCTCTTCAAACTTATAATAATCAACGATCTTGTTAAACTCTTTTTCTAGTTCAGCTGTGGCTTGGCTACTATATTCTTCATTTGCTCTAAATATCAACTTGACATGTGCATCCGTCTCATCCTCAACTATCACACTGTCACATATCTCATCTAAGGCATCTGCGACCTCTGCATATGCTGACATCGTCCTATAATCAACCAACCTCTTTCCCTTATCAACATCAACGTTTGCATACATGAATTGATGATAGTTCTTGTCTATCGCGATGCTACCTGCAGGTCCTACATCATGTTCAGATTTTTTAGATACACTGTGTTTTGCTAGGAGTGCATCATGTGAACTACCAGCTTTATAAAAGTGTTTAAATTTCGGATTCTGTTCATTGATATTATCAATCAATGTTGTAGATGTATTGTACGGCATTTTGTCCGCGATTGCACGCATCAATCCATGACTTGCAGATCCAGCTTTTAAGTTATTGGCCATATAATTTATTTATTAGATGTAACACAATATATCCAATACTCAAAACCATTCCTCATGATCACATGGAATAGTGGATGGTAAGTATGGGTCAAATGGTGGAGGAGTTACACAACCTTCACCTGTACCAACCACAATCAATCCGTTAGATGTTACACCAGTTGAGAATCTTGCTGTTTGATCTGACACTTGCTGATCTAATCCGTGAAATGATGCTGTGTCACACATCCCGTAACCAGCTCTATTCGCAACAATAACATTGATTAAACCAGATACACGAGGTGGTGGTAACAAGAACACAAGCTTGTTTTGATTTATGATTTGTATATCTTGTCGTGGTATCTCATGAGCGGTGAATGTAGGGTACCGCTCTGCCATGGTAGGTGATCGATCACTTGGTAATACATGCTGGCTATACAAGTCATATTCTTGTATGATAACCTCTTCTGACCACATGTTAGGACAATCACTACTCACGTATAGGGTTAATGTATCAAACAGATCATTACCAATACTAGATGTGGGGTCAGTTTTATATGTCGGTTTTTTATTCTTATGTATTGTATCAGTCCAATCAACCAATCGCGGTGCAACAGATTTGGTGGTATTTAAGCCAAATTTAGTCTGTTTAGTTATATCAAAGAAATTGTAACCTAACACACTTATCTCAATTGATGTATTTGAATATGATGTTGATAGTGGTAACCAGCGACACTTATATTTGCTGGAGTAATCAACTCCTCCGATGACTAACGCCTGTACGTTGGTGAGCACTGGTCGAGCTACCACACGGTTTAAATCAGTATTAAGATTGTTCGGATCCGTCATCAGTGAATAGGTTTTTAAATTTAGCTAAGTTTTCTGAGTTCGAGATGTCTGGTACATCATCCAACAAAGATATTGTGGCATGTGTTGCATCTACAGTGAATATTGTATTGACTGGACCGGTGTGCTTTGGAAACAGCCAACTCTTAATTGTAAATGAAGTGTCTGCGCTCACTCTATATGATTCTCGAGATTGTGTATCTGTTGGATATTTCATAGCCAAGCTACCACTCCACATCACTTCGGATCGAATCTCTTGTGCTACAGCAGCCATTTCTTCTGGCAATTTCCATGACACTACGATATATGGATTAGTATATGGTATGAAATTGCTCAATATTTGATCCATATCAGTTTGATATTTAGTCAATATGCTCATGTTCACGTCAATATCAACCGGAACCGGTTGCTTGATAAAATCTTCCTTACTGACATCACCATTATAATCTGTACTAATAGTACGCTTGTAATAAGCACCATCAAGCTTGTTAAAAACTCTCTCCGGATCTCTTTTTATACCGGCAATACTAACTGCCACTACTGGTAATGTTAAAGCACGTGCCTTGTTCACCAAGTCATGTACCACACGTTGCTTTGGGGAATATACATACCTGACCTGTATTTTATCCATAACAGCACGTGAACGATTATACCTGGATATCACCACATCGTCGAACGCAGCTAGAAACTGAGTCATTACGTCTCTTATCTCAAAATAGAATGGGCTTTGCTTCATTTATACAGTTACTTATTAAATCGTATGAAGTATTCTCCAGGAGAAGATCAACGAACACAATACACCTAGAAAACGCCTAGATGTATTGAGTATGTAGTAATATCCAGTTTGAATCTATACTTCACAAGACGCACTCATAGAGATTTTGATTTTATAGAGAATCCCGACCTATAAACTCTGGTTAAATGATTATTTAACCACCAAAATATACAGACATAATGTCTCGGTTCGGTGCTGTGTAGATTTTTATGTCTACCGTTTTTAATTGCCGTCTAGCAAGATTTAATTTAGCTTTGCAGTTCCAGTAGTTTTTTTCTACCGAGTATATTCCTATCTCTTGAGCTGACTAGCACTCCGTGTCTTATCTCTAGAGGACACTTGATAGGCAGTATTGTAGCGTTGTTTCACACTTGTGCACCGTCATTATTATAATCTATTGTTGGTTGTATTTCAACTACTACTTTGCTGTTGAAGAATTTATGTTTAGATGCATCTTTAAATAGACTATCAACTAGATCAACTTTATTCTCACTACATAATGTGCTCAATGTGTAATCGAAGATTACTCTATTTTTATCGGCTATAATTTTATATGGTTTATACATTTCATAGTTACGCGTCGTGTCATTATCTGCGTTTTTAAGTATTACTGTGATTACAAAATCTTTCACACTATATAAAGTGAATACACCTTTACGTATAATCTTGTTATTATATCTAATGCACACATCTCGTTGCAAGAGGTCATCGATGATTAACTGTTCCTCACTAGTGAGCATCATGATTTCATGAATCCGGTTTTCTCACCGCTAGTCATTTTTGATAATTTTTCACTAAAATATTTCCAGAACGTATCATCTCCTGGTATAACAGCAACAATCTCTAAATTATCTGCTGTTATACATCTATAGTCTTGAACAAACACATCCCATGCTATTACAATATTTTTAGCAGCTGGGTTGAACCTTGGAGGTTGTTTTGTTGGTGTATATTTTAGAGCTTGCCTAGCTTCTGAAGTGTTTAGTATTACAGGACAATTTGTACACAACATTCTTCGAGTTGACGGAAACCCGGGTTTGGTTTTTCTTCTCTTGAACTTCACTTCTACGACATTAGTCTGTAGAAGACTCTGCAGAGCTGTCAGTGTTGCTTTCATTGTTACTAGGTTTACATACTCCGAAGAGTCGTTCTTCATTCAGGAATACACCATGATTAAGTTTTCCATGTCCTTCGATATCGACACCAGTAACTGGTACTCCTTTGTCGTGTGGAAATATAATACAATCACCTTCTTTGACATTCTTACATCCAACACCTGCTAGTATAACCTTACCAATCCTCCAGGCTCGTTGGACGGTATTTGTTGGTACAACAATCCCACCTCTCAAAATTTCACCTGTGTCGTTCTCATCGACATATTGAGCCAGGATGAGATCATCAAACAAGTGACATAATTTATATTCAGCAAGACCAAAGTCGTTATCAGAGTATGTTGACATGTCAATCAGACTCTTTGTTGGTTCAATTAAATCTATATTAGCAGACATGTAAATATATATGCCTGGATTTAGTAGAAATCAACTCTTATTGGATATATTTCTTTTAGCTAACTTGGCTGCACCAAAAGATATACACACAATTGTGATCATGAGTATACTGAACACAATTATAGGTGCAATATAATTTGTGTTGTCAATTTGATCAAACTCATCAACAGTTATGAAACCGTTAGAGTCTTTGTCTATTGATGTAAATTGATCATCTGCAGATATGGGTGTATTACTGGGTATCGTCCTAGTTTGTATTTCTCTACTATTGACACATGATGAGAGTATCAACAAACATGATATGGTACATATATATTTTGTTGTTCTAATCAACCACATCACGTGTTATCATTATATTATATGTCACCGCCGGGATCCTAAATCATCGGCATCTGTTTCTGGAATCGCCTCTACTCCGATATTATCCAAAGCATGCCAAATTTTTTCCTTGACTTCATACATATCTTGCTCATGCACTTTACCTTTATGCTTCATCAATTGCATAGCCATATGATCATAACTCATGTCCTCCCATGGCCAATGCTTGTTACCATCTTCTGGTACGAGTTCTGTTTTCTTATCTCCAAAAATTATACCTTCCATCTCACTACGATCTTCATCAGACACTGGTGTTTCTTTTGGTTCTGGTGGTCTACCAAATTCTTCTCTAGCAGCTGATCTACCCTGTATGTATTGTTCAGAGAAATTACCAAACTTCTTGGATTCGAGTTTCGCTTGAGATCCAGTCACACCAGCACCAAAATCATATTTACCTTGTTCATATGCTTGATCTTGTGTATGTTTGATGTTGTTGGATTGATCACGACTCTCCATTATGTTGGTATATGCATCTGTAAGTGACTGCAAATCTTTGTCATGAGCTCTTGAGGATGATTTCATTAAAAACCTTCTCGTGTCTTATACTTGAGCTGACCTTCTCCTAGGTAATCTTTACCAGTGAAGTGCTTGCTGATTTGTTCCATGATAAATTTTGAATCTCCCTTGGATGACTCGAATTCATCATCAGTTAAGTTTATCGTGTACTCATACGTGTATGCATGTTTCTGTACATTTTCATTGATCTGTTGTTCTGGTTCTGGTAAAATGCTTTTTGCAATTGTACCTGCCACAATCGCGTTTGCAGATTCTGCGATCAACTCCATGTCGTTCTTTGTTGCTGGTTTCATATGTAGTATTTATATCATCCTGCAGGATTAGTTGATGGTTTTATTGTTCTTTTTTTCGCCCGAGCTGGTTTGCCTCGAAAATGAGCGAAGTATACTTCATCTTCAGAAAATGTTTTACCTATTGGATTTTCGAATTGTAAGTGATGAACCATCCAGTCCCAGGTATCTCCAACAAAATTCATACAACGATCCAGATCACACATCCATTTTCTAGCATGCAGTGGTCGAAAACCTTCATATGTTGTTAGTTCACTAACTGGAACTCCAACCTTCCTACTCTCACCGATAAATTGACCAAAATAGAAGTGATTGTATTCAGCATTGCAATTTATCAGATTATGCAAGTTGTTGTTATACACAGGTAGATGTAAAAACTCATCCGGATCCAAGTTCAAAAACCACCCGGTGTTGTTGGTCAGTTCTAATGATATCATTTGCTCTTGAGACTCTGGATAAGCGTAATCATGATCCTCACCACATACCCATGGTATGATGGATACTTCTTTGTAAGTATCTGACAGTTCATTTAATTTGTCTTGAATCTCAGCATATGGTATATGATCAAAATAATCTAGATTCGGTTTTTTGTCCCAAACCAACTCTTTGGAAGAAATTGTAGGTTTTTTCTTCTTATTCATCCTTATCCACCATGGCTCATCAAGCCAGTGAGCATCAGCATCAGCAACTGGAAATTCTCCATTGTCATATATATTTATAAAATCTACACCCAGTGATAAATTGTGGTCTACCCACTCTTTAAGAAAGTGAAACTCCAGTCTAGGTAGAATGATGGTGGCGAGAGTTATCATATTATTTAGATTTATTTATATAAACATACTCTATTATCGTGCACGGGATGCATGTCGCGAAGCTATTGGCACCGAAGGTGCCTCATGCTTTTTATAGCATGACGATTGTCGAGTGCGCGTGCTATTCTCTTCGCGAAGCTAGATGCAAAAAAAATTGCGCTTTAAAAATGCGCAAGGGAGAAAGATAAATACTAACAATGGTTCCGGCAGATCAATGGATTTTAGAAACACTGGACATGGCCAACAAAGGTCATGACGACACACACAGGATCTATTGCACCATGCGTCGTTATGTGCATGACACACGTGAGTTTCATGGAGTGATAGAACAAGTGTGTCCGGATGTGATCAGATACAAATGTGTGTCTGATGTGGCAGATGACTGCTTTTTCTCAGTGAGCATGTTCACCCCATCAATCATCAGGAGATCTAATCGTCATGGTGCACCTGGTGTGCAGTTTTACAGCATGATGGGTAG